GGAGGGCGGCGGCAGCTGGCCAGCCGTCACGTGGCAGAATCGATTACGGCCCTCTACAGCTCGCGGGCTGCGACGCTTGGGTAGGTGCACCGAATGTCTTGAAGGAATGGTAGCGGAGGAGCGAATTGGTCGGAAACGTACCTTGCGCCGTGTCCGCCTGTAAAACCCCGAATTATCGAGCTTTCACGATTGACGGTGTGAGAACAAGGTGAGAACACTGCGGGCATGCCCCGTCGCAGATTCGCCATCGTCACCTATGATCCCGATCGCATCGAGCAGCTTAGCCAACAGGCCGAAGGTTCGTCGGTCGCCTGGATGATCATCCGGGCACTTCAGGGCTACGACTACCCCAAAGAGCGCGGCATAATAAACATCACGCTGATGGATCAGCTGCCTAAGCGTAAGCCCTAGTTCGGCCGACAGGCAGAGCGTCTCACCCGCATAGAACTGCATAACGATCCCCGCGATCGATGATCACGGCATTCCGCTGGCACGCTGCCGAAAACTTCGCAGTTTCCCGTCAGGCTGCCAAGGTTGCCGCCTATACACGGGAAACACCCTACATTCCCTACATCCAAGGTTTTCTGCGGGTTTCCGACCCTATATTTTCCCTACATCTTCCCTACCTGATAGGATTGATAGAACCCTATATATTGAATGAAAAAAGCATATATTAATCAATGACATAGGATTTTCGGGCATAAAATGTAGGACGATGTAGGGTTTGGAACCCTACATTTTTTCCATGCAATATCAGTGTATTAGCTGTGGTTTTCGACCGATGTAGGGAATGTAGGGTTTTTCCCAGGGGGGTACCCCTCCCAGGGATTTCCAGGGACCGCCCGATCTGCACAAAAACCCAAGCAGGAAGGCGAAAGTGGAGCGTGGGGGCGAGCGCGGCGCGCGGGGTGGGGCGATGGTCTTTGCCGCGGGGGGTGTCACGGGGAAAGGGGAGTGGGGGGGCGATTGCGGGCATAGAAAACGGCCGCCGCGCGGGGGCATATCGGTCCTCGGTCTGGCGGCTCAGCTCCAGGAAACGGCTGGAGTCGTTTATCACGTGCAACGCGTACTTTGCTGCTAGCTCGAACTGCCTAACTAACGGTCATGATGCTACGGGCAGCACGGCATGGTTGCTATGTTGATACATGGGACTATGATTGGCCGCTGTGGTGGGTGGTGCCATGCTGGCCTACTGGCTATCGGATATTTTCGAAGGGGCAATCGTGAGCGGCAATGATCAGCAGAAGAATGTTTTTGGATGCCTTTCGTTTTTCATGTCTTCGTGGGGTATAGTAATATTGGTATTTGCAGTTGCGGCTTTTTTTGCTCAAGCAAAAAACGATCCAGTCGTAATGCTAATGTTGCTGTCTGTTCCAGTGGGTATAGTTGGTGTAATTATTTATCAAAGTGCGACAACGACCACTGATAAAGATGGGCGTTCAGTGCCAATCGACGAAAAGAGATGTAAAAAGAAGATAAAAAATGGAAGAGCTAGGTGTCCTAATCGAGCTGTAACTAATGGGTTTTGTCGATTTCATCGATAAGTGGCGTGTTCAGCGATTGATTCGCTGCGCTCTGCGCCTTAGCAACTTGTCAAAGTAAGACGGATTTGATCCCTTGGTCCAAGGAGGCGGCGCGCCTCTGCCGCTTTGGCGGCAGGGCTGGCAGTTCATCCGACGCGCGCGCCCGGCGCCGTGGCGGGGCGGGGCGCGAAAACCAGTGCCTCGACGCCCAGCCATTCGTTTAGCTGGCGCATGCGCTGCTGGATCGGCTCGATTTCGTTCTCGAAGAACGTGTCGCTGGCTTTGCTGACATCCCCGAAGCCCCCATTGTTCTGGGGGATGATGCCGATCAGCTGCGGCGGCACGCGGTGCGCGGCGAGCAGATCGTCGCGCGTGACGTTCTTGATGCTCATGAACTCGTCCTTCGCCGCCACATCGGCGATCGGGATCACCTGGATGCCGTCCTTCTTCCCGTTGGGGATGTGCAGGAACATGTTCTTGAAATTGCCGATGCCCTTGGCGGAGCCGAGCCGATCCTCGATCGCGTCTGCTGTCTCCGGGTCAGCCAGCGGGTCGGACAGGTAGAGGATGAAGCCGGCATGCGCCCCGTTGAGGTAATAGCGGCGGCGAAAAAGGGTGGCGTTTTCGTTGAGCAGGCCTGCCTGGAGCGCCGATAGCCATTCCGGCACCCCATAGACCTCTTGCGAAACATCCGGCTGCAAAAGGTGAAAAACGCTGTTCGGCCGAAATTCATGATCATGCCCCAGCGGCCCCTTGATGAAGAACATCGTGCCCGGCTCGCTGCCGACGCGGGTGAAGATCGCGGGGCTGTGTCGCAGCGTCATGACCCGCCCGCCCAGATTGTCGATCCGCTCGAGATAACCATTGCCCATCTGCAGGAAGTCGATCGCCCAGCGCTCGAAATTGGACCGATCGAGCCACCTGGTTGGCGTGAAATGCTTGAGCAGCAGGTTGACCTTTAGCGCGATCGCGCTGCGATGGTGGGGTGACATGTTGAACGACTTCGCCAGCTTGGTCATCGGCATCGGCGGTTCGTACCAGCGACCGTTCTTCCACATCTCGAAGTACGACCACAGCTCGCGGCCATCCATCACGCTTTCGGGATCTCCGAAGGTGAAAACCCGCGCGCCGCCGCTGCCAGGAGCGGGCACCTGCGCGGGCGCGGCGGGGATGATGTCAGTGCTGTCGCTCATGGCCTGTCCTCTTGTGATCAGTCGAAGAATTTGACCTTGGCCCCGCGCGAGACCGGCTCGCTGGCGTCCATCGGTTCATTGGAAAGCGCGTGCAGGATCGCCCATGCGATATCGGCATGGCCGACCTCGCCATTGCGCTTGGCGGTATAGGTGACCTGCCTGCCCGAGCCGGTGAGGGTTGGGCGAATGGCCATGAAAGCGGCCTGCACGTCGCTCCACCCGGCGTCGAATTCGATGCGGCGATTGCGGAAGACGTTCTGGCCCTTCATCACCAGTGCGCCCTTGACCGCGACCGAATAGTTGATCCGGCGCGCGGTCGGGAACCACTTGAGCACCAGCTGCAGCACCGCCTCGCCACTGCCGGTGGTATCGATCGCGATGTCTTCGACATTGTACCGGGCCGCGACCTTCTTGATCTCATCGGCCTGGCCCTGAAAGTCGATCCCGTTGAACCGGAGCTTCTCGAGCACGCGGAACTTGCCGCCCGGCTTTTCCGGCGGAGCGATGACCGCCAGCGCAGCATCGTCGCGACCTTGCTTGTTCGGGTCATAGCCCAGCCAGACCCGCTTCTCCCCAAACGGCCGCGCGCCCGGCATGCCGATCAGCTCGGGCTTGAAGTCGCGCCACTGGTAGAAGCTGTCGACCCGAGCCGGACCGATCAGGGCGAACGGGAAGCTCGACTGCGCGTCGTCGATTTCCTCGCATTCGAACAGGTTGCGGAACGAGTCTTCCGAATATTCCTTCCGCAGCTGCTCGATGTCCACCAAGTCGCCCAGGCCGCGCTTCACCGCGTCATGGATGGTCAGGATCTGCTGCCAGCTGCCATCGGGCATGATCGCGCCATCGCGCAGGTTCTTCAGCGACAGGTCGAATGGGCGCTGATCGCCCTTGGTGCGGCCCCGGTTCCAATCTTCGCCCGACCAGAAGGCATAGCTTTCATGCGTCTTGGTCGAGGCCGATGAAAAATAGGTCTTGGTGTAGATGCTGTGCGTCGCCATCGCGCTGGCGACCTTGTTGAGCTCGGCAAATCCGCCGACCCAGGAGAACTCGTCAAAATAGAAATCGCCGCTCTCACCCTGGGCGGTCGCACTGTTGGTCGAGAGCGGATAGAGGCCCACCGAGTCCAGCGATGGCCCGTCATCACCGTGCAAGCCGGTGAAGTCGAGCATGATGATCTTGCCTTTGAGCTCGACCCCGGTGACCCGGCGCACCCAGTTGGTGATCTCACGCCGGAACTTCAGCGCCTGCCGCTCGGATGCGGACAGGAAGATCTGGTTGCGTGGCTGTCTGCCCTCGATCGCCATCTCCGCGATCTTGGCGAACGCCTCGCGGGCGAAATACCAGGTCGCGCCGACCTGCCGGCTTTTGCGGATCTTGCGCGTGCGCTGGTGCCGCTGATCCCACCAGGCTTCCTGATATTCGAAATTGCGATCGTGGAAGTCATCGAGCAGCGCTTGATATTGCTCGATCGTCAGGCAGTTCTTGCGCTTCTCGGCCCGCTTAGCCTTGGCCTTTTCGTCGTTCCGGCGCTCGATATTGGGGTTGAGATCGCTCTCGCGCCCCTCATTGCCGCCGAACTTGCGCACCCGCGCCATGCGCTCGATCTGCCGCCCCAGCAGGTCGATTTCCTTGAAGTCCTTGCCCGATTTGTTCTCCTTGGCGATCAGGGTCAGATAGCGTTCCTGGAGCCCGTCCTCCATGCGCACCACCACCGGCGCATCGTCCCATTTGTCGCGGGTTTTCCAGCTGGCGATGGTGGGATATCTGACCCCCAGCTCATCGGAAATCTGCTGCATCGACCAGCCACGCCAGTACAGCGACCGCGCGGCGCGCCGCGCATCGAACGGGGTGGTGGGAAGGGCAGCGAGGATGGCCATGGTGGCCATTCCATGCCCTGCAAGCGCTATCCCGCGCGCGCCCGCCTGATTGTTATCACGCCGGTAACAACGGCAGCCCGTTGCATGATGTGGCCATTTTCAGCCCCAAGGGTGGCAATTCCGCCGGGCATCTCACGACACCTGGCAACACCGCGAAACGGAGCCGTCCCGATGCCGACCATGAAGTTCAAGCGCACCAAGCCCTTCCTCCTGGCAACCGCAGGAAGCACCGTCGATGGCCGCGTGATCGACGACAAGCTGATCGACGAAATGGTGTCGAGCTATGATCCGAAGACCTATGGCGCGCGGCTCAACATCGAACATATCCGCGGGATCACCGGCGAGGCTCCGTTCCGCAGCTATGGCGATGTCGTCGCGCTCTCGGTCGGCGAGGTCGATGTCAATTTCAACGGCAAGACCGAGAAGCGCAAGGCACTGTTCGGCGAATTCGACGTTCTCGAAGACGCGATGAAGCTCAACGCCCAGGGCCAGAAGGTCTATCCATCGATCGAGATCGAACCCAATTTCGCCGGCAAGGGCTTTGCCTATCTCATGGGCTGCGCGCTCACCGACAGCCCCGCCGCGATCGCGACCGAGCGCCTGCAGTTCAATCGCGCCGCGCCTGGCTCGATCGTACTCAACGGCGAGACCGCCTTCGCACTGGAGCTGGCCGACGACAAGGGCACCACCACTGAGGCCGGGCAGGGCTTCCTCTCCGGCCTGCAGGGCATTCTCGACGGCTTCGCCGCGAAGTTCACCAGCAAGCCCGCCGAACCTGCGCAGCAGCAGATTGCCCCAGGCTTCGATATGCAGGCCTTCTCGGCCCTTTTCACCGGCTTTGCCGAAAAGGTCGAAGGCGCGCTGCAGTCCCAGGCCGCTGCCCAGCGCGAGGAAATCGACGCGCTCGCTCTCAAGTTCGCCGCGCTCGACAAGCGTGTCGAGAACACCGCCGCGCCTGGCCAGCAGCCTCGCCCGCAGGCCAATGGCAGCCAGACCGATTTCAGCAAGGTTTTCTGACGCTCTCGCCCCGCAATCCCTCGCCCGAAAAATAAGGACGTATCGATGAACACTCTTTCCCAGCGCGGTCGCGAAGCTCTTG